TAAAAATGTCCAAAATTGACTTTTCAAAAAAACTTTCCCCGAAAAATTTTAATATTCAATACTACATGTGAAGGAAACTTTTTAAGCGACTTTTTTCAGAAATTCATGTTTTTCCCTTCATCATGTAGTGTATCGGTCTTTAAGTATGTAATTTTATTTATTACTTTCTAATTTTTTAAGTTTATCTTCATTTTCTGATAAATTTGTGGGATTTTTATAATTAAAAATACTTCTTGAAATAAATTTGTTTAACCCAAGTTTTTGTATATTATTATATCTAAGCATCATCATGGCAATATTATATTACTAATTGTTATTTATTTATACTATTTATTTAGAGTATATATTTATATTTTATATTTTGATATTTATATGAAGAAAACTTATAGAAATAGAAAAAATAAATCTCGTAAAAATCTAAAAAGAAAAACAAGAAGATATAGAAAAACCAGAATGGGAGGTCATGAAGACGAAGATTTACCGCATTATCATTTGTTAATTAAGTCTGCTAGAGGTAGCACACAAGAAATGTCTGAAAAATTTGTAAATTCACATTTAGATAGAAGTATAGATGCAGGAACTATTGAAGATTTAAAAAATTTCGTTATAGATAGAGGTTTAAATGAAGATACAACAGGAACACCTCAACCATTTACTTTATTTTGGAAAGGTAAAAAACTTGAAGATTCAAATGTTAAGCTTAGAAAAATTGTTGTTGAAGGTAATAAATTGCCTTTATATAAACCAAACGCCGAGCCTATTATGGTTTTTTTAAATAAAGATATTGGTGATCCAGTGTTTTTTGAAGCGCATGATATTGACTGGAGAGATCCTGATACACCACGAGCTCCTTAGGTTAAATCGAAGATACCTTTGGTTAAATTATATTATTAAATTTAATAAATAATATAATAATTTTAAATAGAATTAAGTAGCATATAAAAGACCAGCATTGCCGCCAATAAATACTACCATGTTTACTCTCTCTTCCATCAAATACATATTATAATTGTAGTCATAAATTCTCCATGTTGGCTTATTAATACCAATTATATCACCTGTAGTTGGATCACAAATAGTTAATGACTGTGCATACGGGTCAATTGGTGGAACATTTGTTGTAAATTCAAATTGAATATTTGTAAATCTACTCATATTCATAGCACCGGAAGGTTGAATTGTAAAAGGATTTGTATCTAAACAAAAATTATAACAGTACAATCCTGGTGGAGCAAATCCAGCTGTTCTGACATATTTTTCTATATAATTATATACATTAACGGGTAAAATATTCTCTCTATATTGTCCATCCATTAATATTCCAAGAGCGATCAAGATATTTTTTATATTTTGTGGATTATACGCTCCAGTAGTGTAAAGACCACTTAATGTTCCATCTGGATTTAAACCGGGACCAAGTGTTGCGGGATTTGGCGGTGATGGTGCAGGATTTGGATAGTCTCCAGCAGTTGAAGCAGGGGTTATATCCAGAGGCATATGCTCGTAAGGCCAATTAGTATAGTTAGACCATTGATTACGCAAATTAGCATCACTTCTTTGAAAATAAAACATCCAACTAATAACCATACCTATTGAATCCAAATTAATCCTGTTCGCTCCAGTTACATTATAATATGGTTTTTCATAAACTTGTTTGAAAATATACTTTTGTTCATTTTTAGCAAATATTTCAGATTCATCATTCGAGAGAAAACAATAAGTACAATTTAAATTAATGTCGGCGTTCCAATTTGTTCTTGTGTCTACATAGGATGTGGGTCCTAATGTTTCATCCGGAGGCGTTTGAAGAAATCTATAAAACTGCATATAATATTGATTAAAGTTTGGTGCAACAACTGGAAATGTATTTGTATAATCCATTACATCTCGAATTGTAAACCACTCATTAATAGGTCTAAATGACACACTAATTTGTAATTCATTATATTGAAGTGCGACCAAAGGAAATGCTTGTGTTGAAACTAAATTAAACCATGCTCCTAGAGGAATCATTAAGTTTCTACCCTCTATAGAAGGCTGAGCGCCTGCTGGGTTAGGTGTTGTTGATGATGATGGCATACCCTGGAAAAAAGCATTTGGATACGCATTTACACGGGAACCAGCATTTGCCGGATCATTTAATTCAGGAACATTACCTATCATTTCATTAAATAAATCTAGTTTTCTACCAGAAAAATCTCTTTGAGTTGAAGCTAAAAGATATTGTCCTGAATATTCTTGTAATTTTTGATTACCACAAGTAATAGTAATACGACTAATTATTTGAGCGCCAATATCCTTTATCCATTGAAATTCATATTTAGCCCAATCGGTATAAATAGTTGAGCCATCAGGTTGTACGACAGCACGTGGAGGCAAAATAGGACTCCAAATAGTTGGTAAATTGATTGAAATATAACAATCCATAAGGAGGTCAGCATATCTCTTGACTTTAAAGTTAAATGTAGATTCAGTTGTTAGACTTAAACTAGGAGTACCATCGAAATCAAGTCTGAAATTCTGTTTCCCAAAATTAGTATATTTTTTATACGCAGCCTTCCAGAAAGTCTTGCTAGGCGAACCGTTTAAAATCACATTTTGTTGCCCAATAGCTACTAATTGCATAAGACCACCAGCCATGTTATGTATATTATAATCTTATAATTAAATTATTTTAAGTCTAAAATATATAAAAATATATTTATTTAATATAATAGTTAAATGAATAATACAGAAGAAATTATTTATGAAAATAATGCTTTAAAGGAAAGGATTAATTTATTAGAAAATGAAATAATAAACCTTAAACATAAACTTAATACATATCAATCTAATTCTAAAAAATACTATGAAACTCATAAAGAAGAAATTAAAATAAAAAATTCTGAATATAAAAAAATATATATTCCATCAGAAGAACAAAGAAAAAAATGGGCTAGAACAGCATATTTAAAAAAAAAAGCTAAAAATGAAAATGAAAATAACCTTTAGGAAATTTATATAGATTTTATAAAAACTATATAAAATTATTTTCTTTAGCTAATTTATAAATGACTAAAATTAGAAATAAGTATGACTTTTTAAGATTAGAGACACATTGTACTCAAAATAATATTAAATTGTTACAAGATTATAAAAATATTAGAGTTAATAGAGAAACCACAATTGAAGCAGTATGTTTGACACCGGATTGTAATAGTATGGTAAATAAAAGTTTTAAATGTTTTTTAAATAATGGAGGTTGTTATTGTTTAAAATGTGTTGAACAAAATAGGTATAATAAAATAAAAAATAATTGCTTAAAAAAATATGGAGTTGAACACTTTTTTATGAGTAAAGATATAATAGAAAAAAAGAAAAAAACATGTTTAGATAACTATGGTTGTGAAAATCCAAATCAATGTAAAGAAATTATGGAAAAAAGAAAAAAAACTTGTTTAGATAAATATGGTTTTGAGAATCCAAATCAATCAAAAGAAGTTATGGAAAAAAGAAAGAAAACCAATTTAGAAAAATATGGTGTTGAACATGCTTTAGAATTACAAGAAGTTATTAATAAGAGAAAGAAAACAATGTTAGATAAATATGGTGTAGAGTATGCAAGTCAAAATCCAGAAATTATTCAAAATAGAAAAGAAACATGTTTAAAAAAATATGGTGTTGAAAATTGTTTTCAATCAAAAGAAATAATTGAAAAAATAAAAAAAAACAAATATTAAAAAATATGGAGTTGAACATCCTTTACAAAACAAATATTTAGCAAATAAAGCATTTAATAATTCATATGTTTCAAAACCTTATATACTACCTTCAGGTAAACAAATAAAATACCAAGGTTATGAAAATTTTGCTCTAAATGAAATTATTAATAATATTGATGAAAATGATATTGTAACGGGTTGTAAAAATGTTCCAAAAATTACATATAATGATGAAAATGGAAAATTACATTTTCATTTTGTAGATATATTTATTAAGTCTCAAAATAAATGTATTGAAGTTAAATCAACATGGACATTAAATAATAAAAAAAGTAATGTATTTTTAAAGCAAAAATATGCTAAGGAATCTGGTTATGATTATGAGATATGGGTGTATAACTCAAAGGGAGAAAAGGTTGATTGTTTTAAATAAAACTTTATAAACAAAATTAAAAATAATACAATATATTAGATTAATGTCAAGCCAACCTACAGATTATTTGTCAAAATTGAAATCTTTAGATGAGGATTTTCAAAGCTACATGATAATTTCATTTATTTTTATTATTTTGATTATATTTATTGGTTACATGATTTACCTTAGTAAATTAGAAAGTAGAGAATGTGATTATATGAATAATTTATATTCTACTGTTGATGGTAATATAAGACCAATTTCAGAAAATGATCCAGATTGTAAATACAATTTATATGATTATTATATTAAAACTGCTTATAATGCTTGTTCAGGAGGATCATATAAAAATGATTTTGTAAATATTTGTAATTTAAAAGCAATTTTAAAGCAAGGTGTTAGATGTGTAGACTTTGAAATTTATTCAGTAAATGGTCAACCCGTTGTTTCTACAAGTACATCTAATGATTATTATGTTAAGGAAACATTTAATTCTGTTAGTTTTGGAAGTGTAATGGACACAATTAATAATTATGCTTTTGCTGGAGGCACATGTCCTAATCCAACTGACCCACTTATAATTCATTTAAGAATTAAAAGTAATCATCAAGAAATGTATACAAAATTAGCTGATATATTCAAATCATACGATAATATAATGCTAGGAAAAGAGTTTAGCTTCGAAAATTCTGGTAAAAATTTAGGAAGTATGCCTTTATTAAATTTCAAAAACAAAGTTATTTTAATTGTTGACCGAATTAATAACGCATTTTTAGAAAATAAGGAATTTCTTGAATATGTAAATTTAACTAGTAATTCTGTATTTATGAGAGCATATGATTATTATGGTGTAAAAAATAATCCAGATACTCAAGAAGTAACAGAATATAACAGGAGAAGCATGACAATTGTAATTCCTGATAATGGAACAGCTCCAGCAAATCCTAGCGGTGCTTTATGTAGAGCATATGGTTGTCAAATGGTTGCTATGCGTTATCAATTAGTAGATAATTTACTTATGGAAAATGCTTTGTTTTTTGATAGAGCCGGTTATGCTTTTTCATTGAAACCAGAAGCACTAAGATATATACCTGTTACAATTCCAACACCAACACCCCAAAAACCAGAGTATTCATATTCTACACGCGAATCAAGTACAGATTATTATAGTTTTAAATATTAAATTAAATAAACTTAAAAATAAATTAAATAAACTTAAAATAAATTAAATAAACTTAAAAATATAAATTTATTTAATTAAATGGGTAATACTACATCGTATACAGTTGTTACACCTATAATTTATAATTGTCCTAGTTGTATGGAATCAGGAAAGGTTCTGAATAATATAGATAGTTTTTATATCAATAATTTAAATCAGTGTCAATGTAATGGATGTGGTTCTATTATTAATAATTTAGACATATATAAGTTTGTAGATAAAACAAACTCGTAACAATATAATTTTTACATAATTTTTTCCATATTTTCCATATTTTCCATATTTTCCATATTTTTGTAATCATCATTTAAAAGTAGTTTAATTTTATCAAATGCTATTTTCAATATAATTTTTTCTATAAGTTTATAATTTTCATTTATTTCAGAAATAATTATATAACATGTTATTGCTGGTGACCAATTATCATTACAAATAATTGTATTACAACATAAACAAGATTTATTAGTTAAAGATTTTAAAACATTTAATTTATCACGATTAGTAATTTTCAATAAACTCATATAATCATGATCATTTATTTTAATTTTTGGTGGTTTAAATGGATAATCTTTTGGTAGAATAAATGAGACCGTGTTAAAATGTGAATTAATATTATTATCTGTTATGGTTAATACAACTAAATCCAATTCACGATCAAATAATAAATCAACACTAGCGTATTTATTTTTAAGTGATATTAATTCTGAAGTTATTCTTTTCCTTCTAACAAAAGGAGTTATATTATTAAGTTCTAACAAACTAGAAGAATCAAGAAGTTCGGCCATTATGTAATTATATAATTTAATGAATTATTTAATTACTTTTCAATTTTATTTAATAATTAATTCTAATTAATATATAAGAAGTATGAAATCGAAAAATGTTTGTAAAGATTTAACATTTGATGATTGTGAATTAGCAATATTAAGAATGGCGGTTGATAAAGCAGAAGAAAAAATAGCAAAACGTGTTGTAAATTCAGACGATATCAGAAACATTATTAAAATAGTAGAAGACTTTATTAAACAAAAAAATCTAATTTGTTATGGAGGAACAGCAATTAATAATATATTACCAACCGAAGATCAATTTTATAATAAAGAATTAGAAGTACCCGATTATGATTTTTTTACTGTAAATGCTTTAGATGATGCGAAGGAATTAGCAGATATATATTACAAAAAAGGATTTACAGATGTAGAAGCAAAAGCAGGACAACATCATGGTACATATAAAGTTTTTGTAAACTATATACCAGTCGCTGATATTACACTTTTACCAAAACCAATATACAATGCTCTTAAAAAAGATTCAATAAGAGTTGGTGGAATTTTATATACTCCTCCAAATTATTTAAGAATGTCTATGTATTTAGAATTATCAAGACCAGCTGGAGACACAAGTAGATGGGAAAAGGTAATGAAACGTTTAGCTCTTTTAAATAAACACTATCCGATTACAAATGTAAATTGTAATGATGTTGAGTTTCAGAGAGACATGGAAAATAGAACCCAAGAAGATGATATTTATGATAATGTTAGAAATACACTTGTTAATCAAGGTGTAGTATTTTTTGGTGGATATGCTATTTCATTATATTCACAATATATGCCAAAAAATCTCCAACATAAATTAGAGAAAATAGCGGACTTTGATGTATTATCAAATGATCCAGAAACAACAGCACAAATAATAAAAGAACGATTGAAAGATATTAATGTTAAAAATGCCAAAATAATTAAAAGACAACCGGTTGGAGAAGTAATACCTGAACATTATGAGGTAAAAATTGGTAATGATACAATTGTTATCATATATAAACCAATTGCTTGTCATAGTTATAATATTCTTAATATAAAGGGTCAAAAAGTAAAAATAGCAACAATTGATACTATGTTGAGTTTTTACTTAGCATTTTTATATGCTGATAGACCATATTATAATCAATTTTTAGAGAGAATATTATGTATGTCAAAATTTCTTTTTGATGTTCAACAAAAAAATAGATTAGAACAAAAAGGGTTGCTTAAACGTTTTAGTATTACTTGTTATGGTCATCAAGAATCTGTTGAAGAAATTCGAGCACATAAAGCAGAAAAATATAAAGAAATTAAACAAAAAGGAGATAAAAACGAAATGGAAGAATGGTTTTTAAATTATAAGCCAGATGATATGAAAAATAGAAAAATAGAAAAATCGCAGAAAGGTAAAAAAATAGATAAAAAGAAAAAAAGAAAAGTAGGTACAAAAAAAAATAAAGGAATATTAGCTATTTATGGAGGCAAAACGCGTAGAAAATATTAAGGATAAGCAACATCTCTAAAACAAACATCTCCATAACAATTATCAACTTTGTCTTGAAATGTAACTTTTTTCTCTCTATTAACATAATATTTATAAATTAAAAATAATATTACAAAAACGACAACAGCAATGGCAATATAAATATATTTTAAATAGTCTTCACTATTAATAGGAGAAATAACTTCATTAATATCAGGAATATCGCCTAATGCGAAGTCTAAATTAGAAATATTAAGAATTTCAATATCTGACATACTTATTAATAATATAAATGCTAAATAATTTAAACTTATAAACAATAATTTTCCAATATTATGATAAAAATATCATATGATATTTTTGATAATATTTTATATATTACAGTCGCTTTAAACTCATCTGAAATATGCGTTTTTACAAATATTAATACATGTATTAAATAAATACATATTCTCTCAATTATAGTTTTTGTATAGTTAAAACATATATTAGAATACGACCAATCGTTTACATAACTACACATAGGTGTATTGCTTTTCTTTATAAAAAAACTATGTATATCAAGTAATCCAGAGAGAATTCTATGATAATTGCTTTTTTCATTTTTAACATTTAATAAGTTTCCTAATTTATCACTTCCAAAAAGATCTAAATATAATATTTTTTTCTCTCTTTCTTTAAAAATAAAAGGTGTTATTCCATCAACTGATTTGTTTTCATAAAGCACATTTCCGTCTATTAGATAAGGTATATAACTTGACTTGATAATTGTGTTAATGATATCATCCACATTTTTGTAAACCGATTTAACTGGTTTAGTGCCTTTTTTTATGTTATTATATGTAATATATAATCTTCCATTTACTCTTTCGCATATGTCACTAGGAATGCGTTCAGATAAATGTTTTTTTAATTCTTTAATAAGATTAAGATTATATGTTTGTCTAAACTCTTTATTAATTAAATCATACAATTTGGGCATTAAATCAAGGCTATCAATGAAATATAAGAATCCAACGATTGACCCAACACTACATCCTGATATTCGTTCTATTTTAATATACTTTCTATTTTCCATTTCTTTTAAAAAATACAAGGCGCCTACATGATAACTTCCGTTAAATATTCCACCATCTAATACAACATCCATTTTAATTGGTTCTTTTACATTTTTAATATCATCTGGTAAATTTTCTATTAATTTAATTACATATTCATTGATCATTTAATTATTATAAAAAAGTATAAACTATTTTATAATAAAACGTATAACAAAGATCTCACAAAAGAGTGGTGCTTTAAATTTTTCTATTTTCTAACAATCGATTCATAAATGCCTCTTCATTTTTATTTGCTACATATATATTTATTATTTCAGCAGGTGAATATAAAAATTGTTCTACGTTTACTAGTTTCTCTCTATCTATTTCAGTTTCAAATAAATTTAAATACATTTCTGTCAAAGTATTATGACTAACATTATTAAGTTCATGTGTAATGTCAATTCTACCTGGTCTAACTAGAGCAGGGTCTAATTTATCATAATGATTTGAAGAAATAATTAAAATTCTTCCAGGAGTCTCTCTAATGCCGTCCCATAAGTTAAGAATATCATCTAATGTTATAGCTTCTTCATTAACTTTTGACATTAATTTTGTAGTACCGGATTCATTTAATTCACAAATAGATTGTAAAACATCGCCAATTTTAATATTATCACTATCAGATTTAATAGTTGTAGATTTTTCTTCCTTTTTATTTCTATCTAATACAATATCACCAATACAATCAATATCCTCAAATACAATAATTTTTTTATCAAAAGATATGTCACCCTTTTCATTAGCTTCATTATATGTATTTTCAAAGAAGAATCTCTCTAATTGACGTTTTGTTTTAATAATTTTAAGAGATAATATTATAATATTTCTATTAGTGTAATTAGCTAACGCTTTAATAAATGAAGTTTTGCCGGTTCCAGGAGGGCCATGTAAACCAATTCCTAGAGAATAAGGAATACCTTTTCTATAATACCAATCCTTATTTCTTAAGAAAAAATCAATTTTTGAAATAATTTCCTTTTTACCATCAAAAAATATATTATCAAATGTTCTCGCACTTTCAAAGTTGTCTTCTCTCCAAATATCTAAAGCCGAATCTTCATCTTTTTCAATATTTACTCTTTCAAGACAATAAATAAATCTTTTATTAATTCTATTTTTTTTAATTGATGATAAATATTTTTCAGTAATATTATCAATATAATTTTTAAGATAACTAACAGAATATTTATATGAATAAATATAAATAGTTATTTTGTCTGTTCGTGAGCTAGATTTTTCTTTTTCATTACGTTCTTCTTCTTGTTCTACTTCTGATTTGACAAAAATATCTTCGTCTATTTCAAAATGTTTATCTTGGTAAACCATAAAAATATCCAAATTTTTCCTTCTATCGCCTTCATCGGCTGAAGACTGAAAGTTACTATGTGTTTCTTTAATAGTGTTTACACTATGAAGAGTATTTATTTTATTAATAATGTAGCACCATATTGCTTTAAATCGGTCACTATAAATTGAAGATGTATAAAGAGATGAACTAAATGCTGATATTATGGAACTTCTTTTCCCTTCAATAATAACCATATTTTTTTTAACAAACCAATTGGTAACATCATGATATGAAAATTTAAATACTAATTTATCTAGATGATTATCATAAATATAATTTATAATACATCCAAATACACTTATTAAAATAGTAGATATAATTGTATCATAAACAGGATTACCAGTTTTGAAGTAGTTAAAAATTGTCATTTTTGTAACATTAAAATAATTTGTATGTATTAAATCGAAAAAAGCCTTCATTATGTATTCTATGTGGTTAGCCTTTAAACTATTTAAATATATTTACACATATTAAAATGCTCCAAAATGATTTGTTACCTTATTAAGAACATAAAATAAAAGACCAAAAAGCACGCTAGAAAATAAAAAACCATTTATATTAAAATTACCATCATTTGAAAATAAAATAGGAAAATAACTGAATAAAAATTTTCTAAAAAATGGTAATTGAAATAAGAAGTAAAGAACAGCTAGTAATAAAGGAGTTTGAATTTCATTATACATATCGTCTAATGAATTTTGTTGACGCGTGTTTTTATTGTATTCATCTATCATATCAGATGATTGTTCATAATTTCTAATATAATCAACCGGAGTTTGAGGCTGCGGAACATAATTTGGCTGAACTTGAGGGTCGGTACTGTGACCACTTGTAGTCATAGGAATATCTCTAGAAGGTAATTGAGTAGCACCAGAAATACTAGCTTGTTGAAGACCATTAACAATTAAACTAATAGTTGATTGGTCTAGAGACAATCCTGCGTTTGATTGTCCAGATTGTGGTACTACATTCTCTGTAGCAGACATTGTTATATTATTACTTACATTTCCTCCTCCAACAGGATCGGTAGGTAAATCTAAAATACTAGTTGAATCGCTCATAATTATTATAAAGAATGATTTGATTATAATAATTACGCAAACATTTATTTAAAACCAATAGTTTTAACATTAGCATCACATTTTGTTGGCATAGGTGAATATTTAACACATTTTTCTCCCGATTTGTATATTTTATCTTTAATTTTGTCTAAAGGTGGAGCATAAAATAATAAACAATCTTTATCTTTACAAACAGTTCTAAAAAGTGAAGCTAACCCAAAACCTAATAATATAGACATAATTATTTTTCCAGTTTCGGTATGAACAAACTTACCAAGATACATTCCCATTATTATATAGTGCGAGTTTCTTTTTACTTAATATATTTTTAAAATTATCATAAATGACTAAAAACAAAATAAATATTTATAATTATTAAATTTATGTCTGAATAGGTATATGTGAAATTAAAGATTCATCTTTTGGACACTCAACTGCTTCTTCTTCAAAATAAAAACAATTATCTGCTTTGTCCTTAAATAAAACCCTATTTACATTTTCCGGGCTAGGATAAATATAAATGGTTTTCATTTCTGGTCCTAAAATATAAATAAAAAATAACCCGACTGCAAAACTAATTAAAAATACAGGCAATGAAATATAATGTAACAGCATATATATTTTATAAGTATAATAAAATACATATTTAATAATTTACAAATATCCTCTTTCAAAACCAGTTTCCTTTGCAACGAGATTGTTCATGGCATTAATTAACATATTGTAATTCTTTACACCATCTCTAACATTAAAAAGGGTTAAATAAGTATTTTGTCTTGAGGGATCTAATTTAGTGTTAAATAAGTCTGAATATATTTGTACGCCAAAATCATATTTTCCATTTTCCAATTTATTAGGAGGAACAATCAAATTTTTTGGAGCAATAACTTCGCAAGCCTTTCCTTTTTCGCGAGCATTTACACAATTAAACATAAATTCTTTCATCCATTCGTTGTCTGGTCTTATAGCAGCTTTAAATTTAACTGGTAGTTTATCCCACAGTTTATTATATTCAGGTATATTCCATTCAATACCATCTTTACCTTTACCATATATTGGTTCATCTTGTGGTATTTCTCCACTAGGCTTAGGTTGTATTTTAGATTTAATTTTGGGCTGTTCTTCTTCAGAGTCACTAGATTCAATAATAAGTCTTGATTTTTTAGCGTCATAACCAATATCAAAATTAATTACACTACTTTGAAAACTAGAAAATAATAGATTAGAAATACTATATTTATTTTGTATTAAGTTACATGAATTAGTATCCTCATTATGCCAAACAAAACTTTCATTGTATTTTAAATTTCTAATAGTAGATAATATTGGTACTAATGTTGTATCATAAATATTTATGGCATCTGATATAAAAGATTTATTACTGGTTTCATCACTTTTTTTAATACAATCTTTAATTAGATTTATTTGAATATAAGAATTAGTGATAGATTCTTCTAGTTCTCTCTTTTTATCTTCATTATCAACAATGTTGTTATATTTAGTAAGATATTCTTCATAAAGGGAAGAATAAGTAGAGACTGCGTCTTTTGAAAAGTCGAATTGTTCTAAAGCATCTTCGGTTGTTAGATAACCAAATAATAATTTATTTTTATCATCAATTATGGTATTTTTAAGTTCTTTAATTTCATCTTCCATATTTTTAAGAATATCTGTAATCAATTCCGTTTTTCCGCATCTAATTTTGATTTTAAAATTACAAGGATTTGAAATAATACCACATGTAGCATTATATTCTCTATATGATTCAAAACTGGAATCTTCAGGATTAAATAATATTTTAAATAATGAACCGCCAGGTCTTTTACAATTAATACATTTGGGCTTAAGCTTCATAAATTCACTTCTTTTCTCTCTATCACTCAATGTTGGATTGTTAATAATTTTCTTTTTATTTGCCGCGATTTCTGCTTCATATTTTTGTTTAAGTTTAAAGTATTCATTTAATGATTCTTTGACATCATATACAGTTTTTAAAGATTGATCCATTATATATTATATTTAATAAATTATTTACAATATTTAATTTAATATTTGTATTATTTTTTAGAATGAATAATATCATATTCACTTTCCCAAGCAGGTAACCCTGTTATTAATTCTTGATGAGCAATACGTTTGGCTTGTTGAAAATTTTGAATTTTAGAGAGAATATATTGTTGCTTTTCTTTATTTTTTTTTTCTAACTCAACTGGCGATAACTTTCCTTTGTATTTATAAAGTAGAATTAATCCTAAAACAAGTAAAAACCCTATAAATAATCCAATATTGAAGATCATATTATGAAAATTATCTCGAACAACATGACACTGTTTTAGAGTTTGATGTAGAAAATATGTTACTCCTGGTTCAGTGAGTACTGGTTTAGGCGAAGCCCATCCTTGATTAGAAAAATCTTCGAAATCCATAATAATTAATGTTAAAATTATAAAATAAATTATACATATTATCTATATATGGCTAATTCTTATTTAAATATTGTAACATTTTTATTAACAACATTATTTTATTATTTGGCAGTTAAACCTAGTTATACTTATGAAATATCACTTGACCCTACCAAACAAAAAGAATACAAAAGCACTAGTTATATGTATTTAGCTATTTATTTACTATTAGTTATGGTTATTCAATTTATGGTTAACGCTTCTATAATTTCATCAACATGTGGAGGAAATATAACAGAAAATATGGGTGTTGCTGGTGTATTAACATTTTTACCGTGGACTTTAATTTTTGGTGTTTTAATTGTAATACTTACAGTTTATCCTGGTTTTAAAAGCGCTTTTTCAGATGTTATTGGATATTTTTGGGTCTCTAGTTCAGCTAATAAAGTAATAACAGAGTTATTAGTTGATCCAAAAATTCAAAAGAAAATGGACCAAGATACAACATCAACACCTGAGCAAAAGGAAGCTATGATGACAGCTGCTGATACTATTATTAAAATTTGCGGAAATACATCGGTATTAATTAATCAAATAGTTCCATCTAATTTCCAATCTTACTGGAACATATTAACACCTTTATTAAAACCTAAATACCAAACTGATAATCCAGAAACACAAAAAATTAGAAGCGAATTATTTGAAATTGTTGTAACGAGAGATAATGTTGGAGAAGCGATGTGGTACATGTATACAGGATTATTATTAACATCTCTTGTTCAACTTAAAATGACAACAAGAGGATGTATTTCAAATCCTAAAACCATGGAAGCAAATTATAAAAAATTCCAAGAAGCAGAACAAAAGGCTAAGGATCAAAAAGAGCTAGCTACAAATACTACATATACTATTACACCTTAAACTTAAAAAAAATAATTTAAATAGTAAACTATATTATATATTATATAAATTACAAAATGAATGATAAAATAATTGAAGATTGGGAAGACTGGGAAGTTGAATTTGTTAGTCCTGTTTTACATGTTCTTAATAAAGAACAAATAAAACAATTAGAAGAGAGAAAACTAGTAGAAGAAGCTGATAATACTTTAATTAATGAAATTTTTGATAATAAGAGTAATAGTAATAGTAATAGTAATAGTAACATCATAAACAGTAATAATAAAGGAAAAACTGAAAATACGAAAAATAAACCAAAAATAAGCAAACAAAAAGAAAATGAATTAAAACAAAAAGAATTATCTATAAAATTAAAACAAAAAAAGGAACAAGAAAAAAATCATGCTGAATTATATGGCGAATATATATATGACGAATATGATAAATATGATGACAAAACATTTTAATTATTTATAAATATATTTAAAAGCTATTGTTAATATTTATAAAATGAACGAAGAAGCAAAGCAAGCTTTATTGTTAAAGTACAAAGATATATTAGATGATTCTGATAATCATGATGATAATAACTATCCTTTTGGTGATTATATTGAAGAATGGATTTTAAAGGGGCAAAATTCTGAAGATATATTAATCAGATTCTTATCAAAAGTATATCATCAATTTGGTTTTGAATCTCAACCATATGTAAAATTTATTTTATATTTTAAAGAAAATAACTGGTACAAATATAATTCTAATAATCCTTATCCAATTCAATCAAATTTAGCAACTGTTATGAATAATTATGAATTATTCAAATTAATTAAACGTCGTTTAACTGCTCTTGAAAAGGGAAGCGCAATAAGATTTATTACTAGAGAAGTTAATAAATGTCAAGAGTTTCTTACAGATGAAGAATGTAACAAATTTATTGTAAAGTATATAAAGTTGTATGATACTTCAATGAGTATTTTAAAAGATTTAAAAATAGAATCAGATGTTTATCAATCATTAAAAATATTAATGGAACAAATTTTTATACTTAAGAAAGAAGATTATCAAAATTAAAATATTTTAGAACTAGAAATATATACCAGTACAGCTAAATAACATAAAATTCCTAAAACGAGTGATAACAACCATATTGGTAATATAGTTTTATTTCTATATCCAACACCAAAATGGCGAATGCTTCCATCTTTATTATAAAAACATGCTGGTTTCATCATTTGAATTGAACCAAAAATAAATAAAAATAAAATTATAGCAGCTAAAGGGGTATTTTCTCTAACATAAGTTTTAAGCATCTTATATATATCTTATTTTAAAAAAAGTAGTATAAAAGCTAAATAACTTTTAATATTTTATTTTTATTAACAAAATATTAAACATTTAAATATTTATGCGTCATCCCAATCAACCAATTCATCACCATCATATCCAGTAGTTTCTAAACTAGTATAGTGATTACCGTCAGTATAATCTTCCGCTATGTCACGCATATCATTTGCTTCATCATCAAGCTGATTATCAATTTCTTGTTGTTCCATATATTCATCAAGTAATATATCAATATTTTCATCATTTGCGTCGGGATTAGATTGTCTAATTTTTTTCTCTGCTTTAACCATTTGATCTCTAAGGTCACCTTCCTTTTCATAATATTCTTTATCATACATTGTAAGACCTTTTTGCATTCCGACACTATATTTGCCTAGTTTATTAATTTTAAGAATAGTATCAGCATCTCTTAACTCATCGGTCATATTTTTAAGTCTATCAGTAACCATGTCTTTCTCTCTTTCACGCAATTTAAAGACTCTATCTTGTATCTCTTCATATGAAATATCTACTGTGTCTTTTTGATTATTTAATATATCTACAAAAGCAATTATTAGTTCAGCAGTTTTTTGCCT